ACGCAATGCCGGTGGCGTGGGCGGTTTTTGGACTGTCCGTCACCGGCATCAACCCCCAAGAGGATCATCATGACGATCAAGCAGATCATGGAACTGCGCGGCCAGTACAACGAGACCGTGACCGAGATGCGCGGCATCAGCCAGACCGCCGAGAAGGAAAAGCGCGGCCTCAGCACCGACGAGCAGGCCAAGTGGGACAACGCCGACCAGCGTGCCGACGGCCTGAAGGGCCGCATCGAGCGCCTGCAGCGCGATCTGGACCGCTTCACCGAGCTGGACGAATCCGCCGGCCTGGGCACTCGTGGCCGCCAGGGCGACGAAGAGCAGCGCGGCGATCGTGGCAGCGAGCAAGACCACGACAAGGCGTATGCCGGCGCCTTCAACCTCTTTGTGCGCGCCGGCATGGAGATGGTGACCGTCGAACAGCGCCAAATGCTGCTGCAGCGTCGGGGGCAGATCGACCCGAAGGAAGTTCGCGATCTTTCTGCGGGCGTGGCGGCCAGCGGTGGCTACACGGTGCCGCAGGGCTTCTTCAACCGCCTGACCGAAGCCCAAAAGGCCTTTGGCGGCATGCTGGACCCGAGCGTGGTGGAGGTGATCGACACCAGCACCGGCAATGCCCTGCCCATGCCCACCGAAGACGACACCGCCAACTCTGCGGCGATCGTCGGCGAAGGCGTGCAAGCCAACACCAGCGTGGACGGGACGTTCGGTGCCACGAACCTTGGTTCGTACACTTACCGCACCCTCAGCAAGGTGAGCCTGGAGCTGCTGCAGGACAGCGCCTATGACATCGAGGCCTATCTGGCACGCAAGTTCGGCACGCGCTTTGCCCGCGCCATGAATGCGCACTTCACCACCGGCACCGGCACTGGCCAGCCCACCGGCATCACGGCCTCGTCGGGCGGCGCCGCCACTGGCAAGGTGGGCACCACCGGCCAGACCACCACCATCATCTGGGATGACCTGGTGGATCTGGAGCACAGCGTGGATCCGGCCTACCGCCGCAATGCGCGCTTCCAGTTCCATGACGGCACGCTGAAGGTCATCAAGAAGCTGAAGGACAGCCAACAGCGCCCCATCTGGATGCCCGACTACCAGACCACGGGCGGTGGCTTCCCTGCCACGGTGCTGGGCTACGCCTACAGCATCAATCAGGACATGCCTGTGATGGCTGCCAACGCCAAGAGCGTGGCGTTCGGCGACTTCAGCTCCTACAAGTTCCGCCGGGTGATGGGCATGCTGCTGCTGCGCCTGCAGGAGCGCTATGCCGACTACGGCCAGGTGGGCTTCATGGCCTTCATGCGCGCCGATGGCAAGTACCTGGGCACCGGCAACCCCATCAAGCTGTACCAGAACAGCGCCACCTGATGGGCCGCCTGGTGCCGGTGCACCAGGTTGCTGCCCGCCATCTGCCACCCGCTGCTCGCCTGCCAAGTTTGGCGGGTGGCAGCTTTCCTTTGTTGGAGAACCCACATGACCAAGACCACCCCCCCGGCCGACGGTGCGGCTGATGATGCCGCGCTGGTTGACGTGCGCGCCCTGATCGACAACGACCGCCTGGGTCTCAAGGCCGGCGCCTTTGCTCAGGTACCCGCCGCCGAGCTGGACGGCCTGAAGGCCGAGGGCGCCGTGGACGACAGTGCCGAGGCCGTCGCCTACGCCAAGAGCCTGGCCAAGCCCGCCGCGGCCTGATCACCAGGCGCCAACGCACCATGCTGCAGCTCATCACCGCCCCGACCGAAGAGCCTCTGACCACAGACGAGGCCAAGCTCCATCTGCGCGTTGATCCTGGTCTGACGGCCGACGACGCGCGGATTGCGGGGCTGGTCGTCGCCGCACGCATCATGGCTGAGGCCGAGCTGCAGCGGGTGCTCATCACCCAGGTGTGGGAACAGGTGGTCACCGGCTTTCCGTGCCGCGGCAGCGGCTTGAGCCTTGGCCTGCCGCTGGTCACCGCCGTGGCCAGCGTCACCTACCTGGACGCAGCAGGCGCCAGCCAGGTGCTGGGCAGTAGCGTGTATGCACTGGACGCCGTGTGCGAGCCCGCACGCCTGGTGCTCAAGCCCGACCAGGCCTGGCCGCTGACCCAGCAGCAGGTGCCCAACACCGTGCGCGTGCGTTTCACCGCTGGCTGGGCGAACGCCGCGGCTGTGCCGCAAACCATCAAGGCCTGGATGCTCATGCAGATCGGCCACCTCTACACCCGACGCGAGGCTGCCGCAGAGCGCGCCCTGGAGCCGCTGCCCGGCCTCGATGTCCTTCTTGCCCCGCACCGCGTCATGCGGTTCGTCTGACGGAGATAACCCATGACCATTCGCTTCCTTTGCGAGTACGGGCCCTACAAGGTCAACAACACCGTCGCCCTGTCCGCAGCTGAGGAAACCTCGCTGGTGGCCCAGAAGCTGGCCAGCACCGACCTGACCGGCGGCACGCCCTACGTTGCGCCGGCTGCCAAGGGCAGCGGGCGCACGGACATGAACGCTGCGGAGTTCGCTGCGTTTCAAGGCCTGGTGTCAGGGGCTGGGAATCCAGCCATCACCGCCAGCAACTCCATGTCGCTGGCGCTGACCCGGCAGCGGCTCGGGTGGTTTAAAGAGCCGCTGGCCCCACTGGGCAACGTGGCCGCCCCAATCACCCCGACTACCAGCGTCAGCGCGCCCACGATCACAGTCAACGCCGGGCTGACGGCCTGGAACAGCGGGAAGTTCAGCTTCCCTGCGGGTGACGCCAAAGTGGCGGGGGGCTCGTACCCGGACTACAACTGCTGCCGCCACCAGAACATCACGACCAGCGTTCTCATCCAGCACATCGTGGCTGAGTTCGATTTCTACGGGCAGGCGTTTGAGGTCTATGGCAAGAAAACGGCCGCCGCGTGCCAGATCCGCGTCGTTGCTGATGATCAGATCGTGCATGCCGGCCGCTCCTACTCTCCGGGCGGTGTCTCCGGCGACCTGATCTACTGCCTTTTTGACCTGGGCAGCTTCGCGCGTCGGCGCATCCGCGTTGAGGCGGTTTACTTCTATTTCGGCGGCATCCAGTCCCTGAACGTCTGCTCGATCCAGCCCGTTGACTACAGCGGCCACCCGCTCGCCATTGGCGTCGGCGACAGTTACGAGGAGGGTACCGGCAGCAGCCACCAGTGGGACGCTGCCAGCGTCATGATGGCCCGCCGAATCGGGCTGCGCCGGTACTGGCCCAGTGGTGTCGGTCAAACTGGGTATCTCGCCAACCCCGGCGGCGGAAAGACGACGTACCGGGGCCGGGTGGCAAGTGACGTGATCGCGTACAGCCCCGACATCGTCTTTGTGTCGGGGTCCATCAACGACAACGGGCAAACGGCAGCAGCCATCGGAGCCGAAGCTGCGCTGCTCTACGCGCAAATCCGAACAGCCCTGCCGAACGCCGCGCTGGTGGTGACGGGCGTCTATCCGTACGGCAATCCAATTGCACAGGCGCTGCTCAACAACGCCGCGCTCAAGGCTGCCTGTCTCGCCGCCGGGGGGGTCTTCATTGACCCCTTGGCCGATGTCGGCGGTTCTTGGATCACCGGCACGGGCAAGGTGGGGGCGGTGGCCAACAACGGCAACGCCGACTGGGCAACCTTCACCGACGGCGCCCACCCGAGCTATGACGGCCACGTCCTGTTCGCTGACCGAAAGGTCAACGCGCTGCGGGCCGCGCTGCGCTGAACCCCAGCCCCTGCCGGTGAGCCCGGCAGACCAACCCCTGAAGGAACAACATGACCGACCCCGCGCTGCTACTCATGGCCATCGCCGCCGTCGTCCTCGGCACATTGCTGTCCGGCTGCGACCTTGAGGCCAAGCCAGCCTCGCCGCAGCAGTACGAGCAGGCCAGGACCGACTGTGCACCGCACGGCGGCCTGGTCAGTGTGGAGCTGGTGCACGTCGCGTTGCAGCCGAGCCGCGTGGATGCGATCTGCCAGAACGGCCTGCGTGTGGCCCGCAAGGTCTGACCATGACCCGGGAAGCGATGCCCATCATGGGCGCCACCCTGTTGTCGGAGATGCCGTTTGCCATGCTGGTGCCGCACCAGGCCCAGGCGTTGAGCAACCACGACCAGACCCTGGAGCGTCTGGCGCAGCGCGGCGGGCTGGGCGTCTCTGAAGCCATTGACATCCTGGAGGGCAACCGCTGGGGCACCTCGATGGTCTGCATCGAGAACGAGCGCTGGCTGATCAACAAGGTCCGCGACTGGCGCGCCCAGCAGCGCACCTCGGCCGCCTGAACCATCCCCCAGAGGTGCACCCATGAGCGACCTGACCAAGAGCGAGCGTGACCAGATCAGCGAGATCCTGAAGCGCCGGGCCAACGAGATTGCCGGCTTCGCTGACGACTACCGGCGCAAGCCCGAGCACTACGGGAGCGTTGATCTGGCGATGTCGCGCGAAATCAGCCGACTGCGCCGACTGGCCGAACGGGTGAACCCGCCGCAGCCTGATGCCGAGACGGACACCGACGAGGACTGATTTCCCACCCCCCAGACCGAAACATAGACCCAGTACATGGCCAAGCAGCTCATCCCCAGCGACTTCAACGCCCAGGTCACCATCCTGCAGCGTGTGGACACGAACAACGCCCGTGGCGAGCCCGTGGCCGCCTGGGTTGCGGTGGCGGGCCTGTCTGGCATCTGGGCCAAGCGCATGCCGCTGCGGGCACGGGAGCTGGTGGCCGCTGGTCAGCTGCACGCACCTGTGGATGAGCGCTACCAGGTGCGCTACAGGGCCGGCATCACTGGTGCCATGCGCCTGCAGCACGGTGCGGTGGTGTACGACATCGTCGGCGAGCCTGTGGATGTGGACAACGCCCACATCACGCTGGAGATCAACTGCACGGCGGGGGCGCGCGATGGCCGGTGACATCGAGCTGCAGATCGCTGGCCTTGCTGAGCTGAAGCGCATCCTGGCCGAGCTGCCTGACAAGCTGCGTCGCCGCGCCTTGCGCAACGCGCTGGCCGCTGGCGCGCGCCTGGTGCGCAATGCGGCCAAGCGTCAGGCGCCCATCATCAGCGCTGGCGATCCGGCGGTGGCTCGGGGTGAGCGAGCGCCGGGCACTGTAGCCAACG